TAAGTGGTGCCATAACAATAAAGTTAGTTCAGCATCTTTCTCTGCATATCCACCTACTTCACTTGCAGGTAGTTTCCACATTTCTGCTTTAGGATCTAAACCTCTTTCTTTAGCTGCTTTAGTTAGTAAAGCTTCATTCTTACCTTGTTTTAAATAAACCCAAGATAAAGAGTTTAGTGAATATTGAAATCTATTTTCATCTATTATAGATGCTGCAATCATTGTATCTATAATTAAACCATTGATTTTAATACCTAAATTTTTAATCCAACATACGTCATACATTGCATTGTGGAATATTTTTGTAGCAGGTGATTGGCATACATCTGTAAACCAATCTAAAACTTTTTTACGATCCATGTTTGGACCTTCACCATGTGCAATAGGAAAATAAGCTTTATAACCATCTACAGCTACAGCTATACCCACAACTTCACCACTACCTTTAATGGCCCCTGAACCCAGTTTCTTTAATTCCGGATCTCTTGTCTCCAAGTCAATTGCAATCTCTTCCGCTTTTCTTAAATCAGGAAACTCTGTAGGTTGTACCCATTCTGTAGTTGGCATTAACATTAATGTTTCTCCTTTTCTGGTTTGCCATGATAAACTTCATACCATGCATTACAATCTTCATTAGGACATTCATACATAGACACAATTAAAAATTCTTCTGTACCACAATCCTCTCCATCATAATCATTTTGCCATACAAGCTCTTCATTACAACTAAAACATTTAGGCATTATTTTTTCCTCTCCATGTCTTTCATTTTCTTTTTTTCTAATTCACAGTAATGAATTATTTTATCTAAGTCTTGTATTGCAGTTCCTTTAAACAAGTAACGACATACATACTTTATAACGTTTCCTTGAAAAAAAGAAAGGTTGTTCTTAGAAATAAATTCATAAGGTTGAATAAAAAACTTTTTATAATGCGATCCTCCAATTTGTTTATCTTGTGGAAAAGCTTTATCAAACATATCTTTATCGCTCATTATTTTTTCCTTTCAAATTTACTGTTATTTCATTTAAACATTCTTCCGCATTACCATTGAATGTAAATATTTCATTATTTTTTTTATAGACAACAAAAAAATTGTCATCTGTTTTTTCTAACTTTATTATCTTAATCATATTTTCTCCTTTAAGTTATTTGTGGCAGTTGTTGGTTTAACGGATTAAAAAACAAAGGGAATCGCGATCCGAACCAACTTCCCTCGTTAGAGGAAGATGCTGCCACCCACCCCATAGGAAATGTCGCTATCCCGTTCTGTTTACACAGTTGTGTAATTCTATAATTTGTATGCATTAACTTTCTTTTTAGCTTTTAGTTTGTATAAATTATTTCTAGCACGTGTGATTCCTACATACCAAACTCTATGTTCTTCATCACTTTTATTTTTACTTTTACGTACTGCTTTTTTAATTTTATTTGGTTGATCTAAACAAAGTATTACATTGTCTTGCTCTCCACCTTTGAATGCATGTATGGTTGATATAAATATTCTAGCAGGTAAATCTAAATCTTCTCCATTCTCCATCATTTCTTTAATGTATTCTTTGTCTTCATATTCAACTTCTTTAAATGCATCAAACCAATCTAGATCTGGATCCCAGTCTTCCATTTTCTTTCCGATGTATTCTTCAATATCTTTCCATTCTTTTTCATCTAATATCTTTCCTCTACACCAAGAGTTATAATTAATATGTGCATTATATACTCTAACCTTAAAAGATTTTTCTTTCTTTGTTTGATAATATAAATTTCTTTCTCTTAATTCTTTTTTCATACTAACTAATCTACTAATAGTTCTAGTTAATATAACCCATCTTCCTGTTGTTAAATCTACATGATCTAAATTATTTATGTATTCACATTCACCTTCATAGTCTCTTGGATAATAATCTTTTTCTTTTCTTAACCCTTCTATTTTTTCAATAGGTATTTCTGATTGTTCTTGAACTGCTCTAGATATTCTTTTTGAATACTTTAAAACTTTTTCTTGATCAGCTTTTTGACTTATGAATCTATCTACATCTGCACCAGCCCAGGCAAAGATAGCTTGATCATCATCACCTGCTAAATAAATATCATCAGTATGTTCTTTTAGTTTATCAAATAATTTCCATTGTAGTGGTGATAAATCTTGAGCTTCATCAATAAATATAACTTTAAATCTAGGTAAAGATTCTTTTTCAATTAACTGTTTTATCATGTCATTGAAATCTAATTTCTTCTTTACTGTTTTGTATTCTTTTAAATTGTCATCAATTGTTTTTAATATCTTCCATTTAATTTCTTTTTTATTATGTTCTCCTCTATCATATTCATCTCTAATACTAATATCTCTATTGATTGCTCTACCAATCATTTGAAAATATGGACTGTCGCAGTTTAAATAATTAATATCTTCCTTATTATACTTGTCATAATATTTTACTTTGACACCTATCTCTTTACCTATCGCTTCATAATCTGAAGGTTGCATAACTTTACCATCATTTAATTCTAATTGATCATATGCGAATGAATGTATTGTTCTAAAGTAAGTTAACTTGTCATTATCTGCAGGCATTCTATCTCTTGCTTCACCTGCAGCTTTTTTAGTAAATGCAAAGTATGCAATGTTATCTAAAGGTGTACCTATTCTAACATAAGCTTTAGCTCTACTAATTAGTCTATATGTTTTACCTGTACCTGGTGGTCCATAAAACTTATATATCATTATACAATTTCCTCTTCTGTAAAGTCTGCAGTCTCTTCTATATCTTCTTCTTCCTTATCGAATAGATATAAAGGCACAGCTACACATCCATTAACACCTGGATATGGTTTACCGGTCTTCTTATGTTTACCAGGAAATCTTTTCTTTTTACCAAACTCTGGTTGAGGTAATGAATCATCTTTTGTATCAAACATTTTTTGAATCATATGAGAAGTTCTTGATGAGTCTTTTCTCCAACCATTTTCTTTTAGTTCATTATAAAATTCATCATAAACAAAGTAAGCATACACCTCATCTTTTAAAACATTACCACTTTCAAATGATGCATATGTTTTTGCTTGTGTACCATTTATATATTCTTTTAAATGTTTCTTTAATATCTCCATTGGTCTGGTCCCTGGAGCCGGTTGCACTGTATCAACAGTATCTAACAAAGCATTTATCAATGCATGAAAGTCCAAAGGTTTTATAGGAGGTGGTAATACGTTTACCTGCGCCATTATTAAACTACCTAATTCTTTTTGATCTCTAAGTTGTGTTACATTTTTTGCATGCACTACAACAGACTCACCTGTTTTATTTTCTACTGTAAAATAGTATTCAGGGTCTGGTTTAAAATCTACTTTGATTAGATTAGTCATCATTGGCCAATCAATCTTTTTATCAGAGATAACACCAAATCTTCTTTTGACACATTCAGATTTAACACAAACCGGTGCAAGTAATTGATCATTACAAGTATGACCTTTAGTATCTTTCTCCCAGTTTTTTATTTTCTTTTTAATATAATCATCAGTCCAAGTTTCATTGAACTCAAAATAATTTCTACCTGCTTGCAATACTTTCTTAGCCCAATCATCAGCGTATTTCTTTTTAGCAAACACCATGTAGTTATATAAAAATCTATCTCTACCATCATCCATTTTTTCTTTAGATAATATTTCTAAACATGGTGGACCATCTTTAAATTCTTCTGCACCACCTGTAAGTTCTGTTTTAATTATATTATCAGATATTTCTTTTAGTTTAGTTGATGTCATTAAATTCATTGCAACAACTTCTAAAAATAAATCTAATGTCATTTCTTGACCTGATGGATCTAATGCAACTCTTTCATTTTTATTAAAGTATGGAAGATTAATAAAGTTACCATTTACTTTTTGATCATCTGTATTAGTTCCTAGTCTAGTTTGTTTAGGAAATATCTCTGTTGTAATTGGTAGTTTAAATAAAAATAATACTTGTTCTAAAAAATCTTTTATTACTTTTGCTTTTACTAATTCCTTAGTAAATATATATAAATGAAGTCCACCACTTTTAGATTTAATAGGTATTAGTGGTAATTGTTTTTGTTGAATTGTATCTAGATAAAATTTTATATCTAAATTTTTATATACTTTAGGATCAATATCTATCGCACCAAATCTAGCTAAACCGTCATCATCACAAGGTTGTATACCTATAGATTTAGTTCCATTTAAATGTTGAGTATAATCTTCTTCAGTAATTAATTTTCCTGACCAACCATAGTCGCCAGGATTAAATTTTAATTTACCTGTATCTGGATCTTTGTAACCATTGTTAATATTACAAAAACCAAAATTTCTTTTTAAGCCTGTAAAATATTTTATAAAGTCTTTCATAATTTCCTATGTTATGATTAATAAAGAGGCGACTTCACTCTCGCGCAATCGCCTCTCCTCTAGAGTATTCACTTAGTGAATTAGATAATCTCTTCAGTTGGTTTAGCACTCTTCTCTTCATACTGAGGTTTTGCTGCACCTTTAGACACAGACTTTTGAAGTTCTTGTGCCATTAAGTATAACTGCGCATCAGCATCAACAGAAACATCTAATGCTCTGCTCATTGAAGGTTTATATACATGCCAACTCTTACTACCTGCAACTTTACCAACAGTTTTTAAATTATAAACTGCTGCATATGCTGCCGGATTGTAAACACCTTTTTCATCTTTGAATCTTAGATTCTTAATCAACTGATTCAATTCTCTTGCAGGTGTTAAGTTAGATGATCTCATAGTAATTACCGCAGGTCTAGGTTCATCACCTAATACCACCACATAAAAGTATGCAGTCTTTTCTAAGTAGTTACCATTTGATAGTCTCCACTTACCATTTCTTTCTTCCTTTGCATCTGAAGGAATTGAAAGGTGAGTTGTGACTGGAGGAGCTGCTGTATCTCCCATCTCTTGCCATTCTGGATATCTTGTTTGCACGTGTGCAACTAATATATCCACGCCTTTGTCACCATCTATTAATGTACCAAGACCTTTAGCATAGATCATACCAGGTTGTGAACCTTCTACGTACTTTGCATTGCTCTTGTTACACTCGGGCGATAGTTGGTGTAGGATTTTCAAGATCGGTGTTGACATATCATCCGATTTGATTTCTTCACTACCTTTCCCAGAATCACTTCTAAGACTGATAGTTGCCAGTGCGCCTGCACTGTTCTTCTTCTCGATAGCTGTATTAGCCATAATATAACTCCTTATATTTAGTTATTGGTTTATTTTTTATTTTTTAAATACGTTTGATTACCATCGAACGTATTGAATAGTTCTGCAGGAACTTCGTGACCTTTGTCTTTCCATTCCTTCATAACTACTTTGAGTGTCGATGGGTGAACTTTCTCCTCTTGGATAGGTTCATACCCATTCGACCTCGCAAGGCTAGCGTAATCGACAGCCTTGTTATCTTCGCCTTGGCCAAATGTTACTGTAATATTATTTTTTACAATATCACCTAAGCCATTGTCTCGAAGCCAGTGTATGCCTTCAGCTTTTTTATCAGCTTTTAATGTGGCACTAAATATTTTTTTAACAGTTAATTCTGAACCATCTTTTAGTTTTAAACTAGCCAGGTTCATGTCTTCCATTAATTTTGGAATAACAACACAGCTAAAGTATTTTTCATCTTCTTTAAGATCTTTAACTCTATCTTCCAAATCTTTTATTTGTTTTTGTATTCCCTGTAATTTTTCTACTTCTGTAGAAAGTGCATCTGGATCAACAATCTTTGCTTGATCAGGTGCGTCTTTACGCATATCTATTATCATTATATAACTCCTTTAATTATTTTCTGTTTAACTTTCATGCTGTTATAAATAAGATCAATTAGATCTTTTGTCAAGACTATTTGTGAAATATATTTACTTCGATAGGGTAATAAGTTTTTTCTTGTCTGTCCCATTTTAATAAATTGTATTTACCATTTGTTATATCAGATACAACAGAACAAACTACACCAATAATTGCAGGATCTCCTGATAATAATAAGTAATCATCAGTTGTATAATCTTTTAATAACGTTCTTAATTTTTGTATTAGTGGACCAGGTGATAAAATAATCTGGCTTTTTTCTGGCAGAAGTGTGACAATTTGTCCAAACTTTTGTGCACCCAAAACATTATATTTTGGCTGTCCAATTGAACTACCTGGTATTTCTTGTGTTAAATAAACTTTGCTCATTGACTTTTTCTTTTTCATAACTATTATAGTAATTAGAAAGAAAAGTAAACAGAGTATATATTATGAATTATAAATTTAAAACTAAGCCTTATCAGCACCAATTAGATGCATTAGAAGCATCTTGGGATAAAGAAAATTTTGCGTACTTCATGGAAATGGGTACAGGTAAATCAAAGGTATTACTAGATAATGCCGCAATGTTATATGATAAAGGCCAGATAAATGGCCTCCTTCTTATTGCACCTAAAGGTGTTTATAAGAACTGGTATGATCAGGAAGTGCCTGTGCATTTACCTGATCATATCGAAAAAAAGATGGTGCTATGGAAAACATCAGATAAATCT